CGCGTTTCTGCTAATATATTTAATCCCGTACCACCTCTTACGACAGGTAGAATGCCTGTTGTGATATTATCAGTACCTATATGAGTTATATTAGAGTCTGCGCCAGTTATATTAGTCGCCGCTAAAGTATTTGTAGTATTATTCCAAGTTAAATTCGGTGATAATATTGGAGGGTTTGTACCATTTCCAACAAGTAATTGCGAATCCGCTAATATATTTAATCCCGTGCCGCCTCTTATTACAGGTAGGATGCCTGTGGTGATATTATCTGTACCTATATGAGTTATATTAGAGCCTGCGCCAGTTATATTAGTCGCTGCTAAAGTACTTGTAGAACTATTCCAAATTAATCCTGGAAAACTTTTTATTGGATTTATTCCATCACCTATCAATAATTGATCCGGTGTTAAAGTCTCTACACCTGTACCGCCTCGGCTAACGATTAGTGTTCCGCTTGCTATATTATTAGCATTCATATTTGTAATAGGGTCTCCGTCACCTGTTATAGTCCCCGATACTCTAATATTACCAGAAACTACTATTTTATCAGTAATATTCGTAGTTGTTCCTACTCCTACGTTTCCAACATTTGTTATATTAAAAACAGTAGAACCCGTCGAGTTTATTACATTAAATATATTGTTAGTATTTTCTGGTTGAGTTTGCATTATAGTTAAAGTGGAATTTGTAGTACCTCCATACATAACATCTAATCTTTCCGTAGTATATACATCAGTATTTAAAGTTGTTGTAGAACCATGTATTGTTAAATTACAATTAACAATTAAATTAGAATTAACAATTAAATTACCATCATATACATCATTGATAATAAATTTATTTTCCCCACCTTGCGCTATGTAATCGAGTGTTAAATCAGTTATTCTCTTTGAAATTATATTGCTAGTATGCTCTAAATAATTAGATTGGTAATAATCGTTGCTATCTATGCGCTGTTTAATATTGTAATTAATATTTTCTAATTTATCAAATTCGTTTGAAGTTATTCCATTAATACTTTCTGTAAATTTTACGCGACCATAAATATCCAATTCGCATACTGGGTCAGTTTTCCCAATACCAACATTTCTTAAATAATATACATGAGTATTGGAAGTATTATAAGTCCATTGGGCACCTTCATTTATTTTTATAGGATTTAGTAGATGATATTTTAATTTTAGAGTAGGTGATAAATTATATCTCGCTTCTACTGGAATATATTTTCCAAATTTAGGAATTATTTGACTATTAGTGCTCGTTAAATTAATACTATACTCGCCTTTTAATATTATATTGCTATAATTATTAATATCAGTTAATGTAGGAACTGGAAATGTTATATTATATGCGTCTAAAAATGGGAAAGAATTTGACGTAATTGATAAAGTTTTTGTATTATAATTCGTTATATCTGGCGCTTTTATAACAGATTCGACGCCATATATAAAGAATTCGTCAAAACTCAAGACATTTTCTTTGCCAATAAGAACATTAACAACTAACCCAAAGTGATTATAATATTGATTTGTATTAGAAAAATATTGAGACATATCAGTGTGAGTATATAATAGGTCTGTATATTTGGCATTTTCTTTATTAACTAAAAGATTCCATGATGTACCATTGGTAGAACCATATAATCTGAAGTGTCGTGGTGCTCTATTTAAAAATCCGCTAATTTGTTTTATTACAAAACTTTTAATTTTAATAGAAACGGGCAGTTTAAGGACAATCCAGTCGCCATTATAATCATTAACTAGATTAGAAGTACTATATGTCATTTTATTAAATATACCAGATGATGAATAGTAATTATTTGCTCTCCAAGTGCTTTGATTATTTAATATAGAATTTTCATTAAAGCATCTGAATGGTTCAAAATTCGAAGTATAAGAACTATATGATATATTATATAGACCGTTTCCGTATAAACTAAAACAACCAAAATAAGGTAGCATTTGTGGTATAGTTATGTTTGTTGTTAGATCACTAGAACCTAACCCTAATCTTCCATTCGCAGGATTTCCGCATATCCAAACCTTGCCCGAGATATTTGTAAATAATGTATGATTATTGCCGATAATGATAGATAATATTTGATTTGGATAAAATGACTGTGATATATCACTTGATAGTTCTGTAGGAGTATATCTATCTGTGCCTATCCCTGAATTACCTAGGGCCAATTGTCCATATAAATTATTACCACACATCCAAATCTTCCCATTATCACTCATAAACGCAGTATGATTATCGCCAGCAATAATAGATATTATTTTATTAGTATAAAATGCTGGTGCTATAGCGCTGGTTATCGCAACAGGTATATATGGCGTAGTGCTATTATTACCCAATTGTCCATTACTGTTTTTACCAAACGTCCAAACTACGCGAGTATCTGATAAAAGAACGGTGTGATATTTGCCGCAGGCGATAGATATAATTTTATAATAAGGAAATAGTTCTGATATAGTTAGAATATTTATTGGTATATTTCGTGGTAAATTATCTCCGAGACCTAATTGGCCTTCGCTATTATCTCCGCATACCCAAATTTGACCCGTGTCAGTTAAAAATACATTATGACTAAAACCGCAAGCGACAGACACAATTTTATTAAGATAGAAATTTTCACTAGGACTTATTAATGCCGTCGGTATATTTCTCGAAGTATTATCACCTAGACCTAATTGTCCCTCGCTGTTTTTACCACAAACCCACACTTTGCCTTCGTCGGTTAAAAATATAGTATGAGAGTTTCCGGCGCCAATATATACTATTTTATTAGGATAAAATAGAGGCGCAATAGCACTTGTTATTTCGGTGGGTATATTTCTATAGTTGTTATCCCCGAGACCTAATTGTCCATCGCTGTTTTTACCGCATGCCCAAACTTTTCCTGTATCAGTTAAAAATAGTGTATGATTATCTCCTGCTACAACAGATATTATTTTATTTAAATGAAAATTATTGGTTGTACTTGTTATAGGCGTAGGTATAGTTCTACTGTCATTATCGCCGAGACCTAATTGTCCGTATAGATTGTCGCCGCACGTTGAAACTACAAACCTATTATTTTGCTGCCCAGTATCAGATAAAAATATAGTATGCGCTTCTCCTGCCGAAGATAATATATTGGTGCCAATTATATTTATATTTAGAGGAGGAAAATCTACGGATAAATTATTTGTTTTAAAATATCTAACAGGAGGATATATCCTATCGGTTGTTTCAATATAAGGTTCTATTGTCAAGTTGCTAGCGGTGCCTACAGCGTCCTTTAAATACAATTCGCTTTTAACAGTTTCAACAGTATAATTAACATCATCAATACTTTTATTTAAATTTCTGCCAAAATAAATATCATTGGATATTCTAACATCTATAGAATCATAATTAGTTATATTATAATCCATTTATATGTTCTATAATTATTCTTTATAATCATATAAAATATATTTTAATAATTATAATAAATTCATTTTTAGCATTGAAACCAAAAAATATAGAATTCTTGAAAATATAATTCTAGTCATTTTTGTAAAAACTCTGGTTCGGCATTATATATCAAAATCATTTTTAGAAAAATAAAGAAAATTTCTTCCTATCGAATCCGAGATAGTTTTATATCTTTTTTAAGGCATTTACAGCATTTACAGATATTTTTATCATCTTCATTGTAGATTGATAGGGGCAGAGCATTCATACAACATAAGAGCAATGCGATAATTATAAATATAACTGATATAGCGCCTAATATAGTAATTATGTTTATAAATACGAATATAGTTAAAATGTTTTATATACTTATAATATATATAGTTTTATATTAGTTTTGACGAAAATATAAAAATTGATTAGAGTACTAAAGAATATTCTAGTATAACTACAATTTACAATGTTATTTAGAAATAGCAATATTGAAAATATTCCTGTGATTAGGAATCTCTGTAATAATATTATGGAAGAGTTCAGAAAAAAAACTTCAGATGACGAATGTAATACCTTGCGTCTATTTGTATATGATTATATAAATAATATGAGTAATATTGAGAAGGATAATATAATGAAATCATTTAATATTATTGAATTTGACTATTATAATAGGAATATTTTAGAGAAGATAAATAACAAATATGATGGCGAACCGCTTGTAGTAATCTGCTACGACATTTTATATTCAGCGTAATCTATTTATAATTCTTTGTCATCTCCGTAATTCTGTAAATGCCTATAACACGCCCTTATATTACTAAAAATATTATTGTAATAATTGTATTTTATTTTATTTTCTTTACACCATTCTTGTACGATTGGTTTAATTTTATAATAATGAACGTGTGATATCCTAGGAAATAAATGATGTTCTATTTGATAATTTAGACCACCGTGAAAATATCCCAAAATTCTTCCACCAACCGTCGAAGATGTTTCGACTTGCGTAAATGCCCAATCATATTTTTTATTTTCATCCAATGATATATTTTTAACCCCTTCAAAATTGTGTGATATTATAAAATTAATACCCAAGTATACGCCTCCAACAAATAAGGTTAATGTGATATATAAAACAGTGTTTAAAAAAGGATAAAGATATAAGGGAATCGCATAGAAACGCAATATAAACATAATGCGAAACATGATACCTAACCGCATTTCATATAATGCCGCGCTAGATATATTGTGACCCATGTGATTCATATAATATAAATCGGCAATTTCTTTAAAATGCCAATTAATTGGTAGTAATGACAATAAAACCCAAGCATATATTTTTTGCTTTTTGTATATACTATTCCATTTAACAGATTTGTGAAGTCTCAAAATATCTGTAGTTATATCAGGGTCTTTATTATATACATTTGTATGCGCGTGATGTAATAATACATGATGATGCTTCCATAACAAAGAACTGCCGCCAATCCAATCCTGTGTAAAACCCCAGAAAATATTAACATATTTATTGGGCGAAATGGCGCCATGGTTAGCGTCATGTTGAATACATAATCCTACAAATGCCATAAGAATACCATGAATTATTGATTTAATTATAGAGAAGCCATAATATATGTTATGATATTCGATATATAAGAGAGATGTTAGTATTACAAATGCTTTAATATACCATTCTGCCGTAGCATAAGGATATTTAATATGATTATAAACTCTCTTTTTGAGTTCTACATACTTATCGGTATTTATAATATACGTGCTAATACGATTATCCTCGTCTTTATCTTCGTCTTTAATCGTTCGTAATTTATATTTATCCAAAATAGTATTTCGCAATTTAAGATGAGGATGTAGCATATAATAATGAATTGTAGCATTTTTTCCTCCAAAAATATTGAGCATATAACTACCTCCTGGATGAACTTTAGAAAAGGCTTTCAAATCATATATGGCATCTTCTAAAATTACCTCGGTATCGGTAATTGGCATTTATTTAATAATATATTTCTTATATTTTTATATATAAATACGTATATAAATACACATATAAACAATAATATATATTTTATTATATATATTAATCCGGGGGAGATGACAGAATATTATATTTATTTAAATGCTCCGGGTGCTTGCGATGATCCAATAATATTTAAAAAAATATTTGAGAAAACTGCTAAATTAAAAAATTTTGAATTTACGAATGATTATGATAAAGCGAATGTTTTGCTAGAGTCAGTATTTAATAGCAAGATGTATAACAATAAAAAATGGAGATATAAAATATTGTGGTCTGCGGAACCTTGGATAAATGATACAGAAAATTATGATTTAATATTATTTTCAAAAAAGACGGAGAAAAATATAGTAGATTATCCATTTTATGTATATTATATACATATGTATGATGATAAATATAATATATTAAATAGATTGATCGAGCGCCCAATAATAACGAAAATACCAGAGAAATTCTGTTGTTTTATAGTATCTAATGGAGACTGTGCTGTAAGAAACAATATGTTTCATTATTTAAACAAATATAAAAAAGTAGAATCTCTAGGGAGATATTGTAATAACATGAATTTTTTATTAGAACATAAATGGTGGACGGAAGAATTCAGAGATTATATTAGTAATTATAAGTTTATAATATGTTTTGAAAATAGCAAGAAAGAGGGAGATAGCAATACGTATTCTACGGAAAAAATAATAAACCCATATATATCGCGAATTATTCCTATATATTGGGGTGCTAATCACATACACAAAGTAATATCACGAAACTCTATGTTATATTTAGAAGATGATAGTATAGAATCATATCAAAAAATAATTAATGAAATTATAGAATTAGATAATAATGATGATAAATATTTAGAATTCGTAAATCGCCCAGTAATAACAGATTTAACATATTATAATGAAAATTATACTGTCGAGGCAATCGCCGCAAAAATAGACAAGGCATTATAATATGATATCATATCATATATCATATATCATATATCATATCATATCATATATTACATAATAGCGCATTTTTTTCCATATTTATTTTCATTACCCTTATTTTTTTCGTATGCTTCTGCGATTGTATTAATATCATCGAGTACTTCTTTTATATCTGGTCTCATTTCGGGACAAGTATCCCACATACGGCCTATCAAATCTTTTAATCGAGTATCATCAACATCTTTAATATTAGGACGATATCCCTCTTTAATTAAATGAATAATATGCGGGTTTTTATCTGTTTCTTTCAAGGGTACTTTTCCGGTATTAATGAACCAATAATTTAGAGCCATAGAATATATATCAATTTTGAGATTATAATCTTCTCCGTTATTAAATAATATTTCGGGCGCCATGTATCTTAATGTGCCAGTACAACCGCTCATTTTATATACATCATGTCTTTTTTTTATAGTTCGCGATAATCCGAAATCGGTAAGTTTAATATGTAAATCTTCGTCTAATAAAATATTAGATGGTTTGATGTCGCGATGCATAATTGGATAATAGCAGTTATGAAGAAAATAGATGGCTTGCGTAAGTTCTTTAATCCATCTATACATATATTTCGGCGGAGGTTTCCATTGTTTGGCAAATTTACGAGACATTTTATAATAGTAGTTATCGAGAGACCCGTTGGGCATATATTCATACAAGAGCATAAGAGGTTCGCTTAAGGTACAAGCGCCCATAAATAACACTAATCGCGGATGTCTTAAATGCGATATTACTGATATTTCGTTAATTAAATCATCATATTCTACTTCGTTATTATTATGCCTTAAATATTTAACAACGCATTCAATTCCCCTCCATTTAACTTTATTAATAATTCCATTAGAACCTTCGGCGAGTTTCTCATTTATTTTAATCTCATCGCGTCGCAATTCCCACCATTCAGCACGACCGCGCAGATTAAATGGAACCATTTCTATATAAAGAGATGACGAAGTAGAGATTGCCGAATGCGCCGAATGAGAAGAATACGAAATATCAGAATCTATGTTATCATCTGTCATTATATAATATTGGATATAATATATTATTTATTATATTAAATAATAATAAAGTATATCATTTTTTCTAGTATAATATATAATATCATTGTGTAATAGTTGCGAATAATGTTTCATCTTAAATCTTTGAATTGTGTAAAATGCTTATTATTAATGCGATAATATAAATGCTTATTATTAATGCGATAATATAAATGCTTATTATTAATGCGATAATATAAATATTATTATTATATTTATAATATTATATATAATATGAACTATTTGTTTGATGAAAAAAATAGTACTATATTGTGCGAAATAATGGGAAGAACTGGGAGCGATAAAGGGTCTATAAATATCCAGAATTGTAAACATAACTATACAACATTTTATTATAGTATTTTTAAGAATTTACGCAATAAGCAATTGAGAGTTTTTGAATTGGGCTTAGGAACAAATAATACAAATATTCCATCAAATATGGGTCCTTGTGGAATACCGGGAGCATCTCTTTTTGGATGGTCAGAGTTTTTTCATAATTCTTATATTTTTGGCGCAGATATTGATAGTAATATATTGTTTAATACTGATAAAATAAGAACGTTTTATTGCGACCAAACAAACCCCGAAATTATAAAAAAAATGTGGAATGAACCTGAATTACAAGAAAATTTTGATATTATTATCGAAGATGGATTACATACATTCAACGCGAATGTTTGTTTTTTTGAAAATAGCATACATAAATTAAAACCGGACGGATATTTTATTATAGAGGATATAACTATAGGTGAATATTATTTATTTGAGAATAAGATTAAACACTGGGAAGATAAATATAGGGATTGTTTATTTACATTATTGAAAATACCATCTACAATTAATAATGATGATAATACTTTGCTAGTAGTTTATAAATCGGCATTGTAAATATCTGAAGACACGAGATATATCAAGGATTAAGATGTCTATTATAATTCAAACCAAAAAATCTTAAAAATCTTATTTTATAATTTGAGTACATAACTTTTTATTTTCTAATATTTCAAAAGTTTTCTAGAAATTTCTAAATAAAAAAAGTTATGTACTCAAATTTTATTTTACATTTTTTAAGATTTTTGGTTTCTTTACTTTCCTTACTTTCTTTAAGTATAGTTATTATTGCTTCCATGTTCCTTAAGATATTCATTGTAGTATCCTATAATTCAACAAAAATAAAGAGAATACATAATACATAATATGGTGTCTTTAAGAATTTATAAATAATCAGCAGAGCGACTTAAGTCTGCTTTAGGTACTTCTACGACATTGTAAGGGTCTTTATTAAACATCGGAGATTTAAATGTTAATTGATTAGGAATATTATAAATATCGCGCAATCTATCGCCGACAACTATATCATCTGTTATAGGAACTTTAACATCATTATTATTATCTGTAGGTTTCATATAAAACTCTGAAATATTTCTGTCTTTTTGTCTCGCAAATAGTTTCCAATTATTATTTCCAGTATCTTTTTCATCGGAGTTATTTGTTACATATCCTACAAGACGATAAGTATCATTAATATCATTTGTTCTAATATACATATTTCTATTTGTAATATTATTTACAAGTTCTGTATGCGTTCTATTATCAGAGCGATTTAATGGAGGGTATAACTGGTCTTCTAAAACCTTTCTATCGCGCACTACAGTATCATCGCTTCCTTTGGTATCACTCGAACCCTTATTTTTATTATGATTCGCTTTATCAAGTAATATATTATAATCATTTATAGATAAACAAATCTTATTATCTGTTTTGGGTTCTTTGGATTCTTTTGGTTCATTGGATGCTACAATTATATATATAATCAAGGATATAATAATTAGGAGGAATAGTACTATAAAATATGGTATAGTTTTGTAAAACATTTTTAATATGGTATTTTAATTATATAAATAGATAAATATATTAAATTAAATATGAACGATATTATTCAATATACTACAGCGCCGACATTTTTAACCCTATGTTTTTCTAAATATTTTATTGTTATCAAAATGTTGATAAATCATATGAAAAAAAGAAAGGAACCTTATAATATTAATAAAATACTATACATATATAATACATTTCAAATATTGCTTAATTTCTATATTATATATGGTATGCGAGAATTTATATCATACACTAATCCATTTAGTATTAACAAAGAATTTACGAAAAAAATAGAATATTATACATATATACATTATTTATCTAAATATTTAGACTATTTCGACACATATTTTATAATATTGAAATGTAAGAATGAGCAACAACTATCATTTTTACACATATATCATCATAGTAGTATAGGATTAATATGGGGATTTTTAATAAATAATGGCGTAGGTAATGGAACCGCCGCATATGGTTGTTTTATAAATAGCGTAATTCATTTTATAATGTATGGTCATTATCTGATTACATCACTAGGATATAAAAATCCATTTAAGATGTATATTACGCAATTACAATTACTACAGTTTGCCTGTTGTATAATTCATTCCTTTACAGTATTACTTTACGAAAATATTGTACCTAAAAAATACGCTTATTTAGAATTAAGTTATCATATGAGCATGATTTTTCTATTTAATAATTTTTATAAAAAATCATATAAAAAGAAGACGCTATATATAGATAGCGAAGGGCGATAAACAAAACACAACACTATAATACGATGTCAAAAAGATATAGCAAGAAATCACATTTTGACGAATTGAGAAAGAACGAGCAGACATCAAGAGCGGGATTTGGATGGGAAGAAGGAGAGGAAGACCGTCTTCTCGCGATGCGTCTTGAGAAATCATCATATGAAGATATTGCTTCTGAACTTAAGCGAACTGCCAGAAGCATTCAAACGCGCATTTATCAATACATTTGCCGCCTTGTAGAACAAGAAAATGCTAGCGAAGATGAACTCGTTGCCAAATATGATGTTAGTTTGGATGATCTCAAAGAATTTAAAGTCAAACGTGATGAATATTTTACCAAAGTAAGTTCTAGAAGACGCCCGAATCGTTATAAGGACGATTCAAAACCTTATATTCAACCGGAAGCGCGCAATATTAATAATGATATCCGCAACGAACTTAATGTGCTTCGCCAAGAGGTGCGCGAACTACGCAAGGAAGTGCGCGAACTTCGCGATAAAGCATAAAAAACATAATTCTAAATAGGAATATTTACTAAATATTTAGGATAATTTAGTGAATATTTAGTAGATTCATTAAGATAGAAATAGCGCTTATAAGAGAATCTATCTTTCCTAAATCATAATTAATAAATCCGTTAGTATCTGCTGTATGCGCGACATCGGTACTTTTCGTATTATCATTATTTTTATCTAATTCTATAGTTATAGTATCATTCTTTGTAGTAATTTGAATATATTTCACAGTCGAAACATCAATTTTAATATTTGCTAAAATAATATTTTTGGCGATAAATTGGTCATTATTAATAATAGTATTATTTTTGATATTTAAATAGACATCGCTAGTGGCGTCGCTTGCTGTCTTACTATAATTTGCGATAGACGAATTAATATTATCAACAATACTATTTGTGATATTGTTTAATAATTTACTATAATTGATAGTTCTTTTAAATTTCCTTAATGTTACTAAATAGTTTCCATATAAATACTTTTCATTTTCGTTGGCAAATTTGCGATAAGGAATATCTTTTTTATTTTTAACAATATTCTTTTTACGAGAATTGGCGACACTCATAGAAACGATAGAATTTATATAACAGTCTGTAATTGAGACTATTACAGATAGTAAAATAAGTAATACTGAAATATATCTTATCGTTATCGCTGTACTCATATTCTGATTAGGAATAATTATATGATATAAATAATATATATCAATTTTTATAAATATAAAATATATATAAAAATTGATAAACCTTATATATTTAGTTGTCATTAATACCAATATTACTTATGGACGATGAAATGTGGGAATTGTTTAAAGAAGTTAAAAATGAAGAAGATAAACAGATTAAAATAAGTAATGGTATTGAAGACAATGAAAATGGCGAGGAAATAATAAAATGCGATTGTGGTTCTATTGAATATTTAATAGAAGATAATATGCATATTTGTAAGAAGTGTAGTTCAATTATCTCGAAGGTTATTGAGAATACTGCGGAGTGGAGGTATTATGGCAACGAAGATAATCGCGACGGCGACCCTTCGCGTTGCGGAATGCCTACTAATAATCTGCTCCCAAAATCCTCTATAGGTTCTATGATAGGTAGTGGATACAAGGATAATATAGATATGCGTATAATTCGCAAGTTTCAAATGTGGAATAGTATGCCCTATGACGAAAGAACTTTATGGAATGTTTTTGATAAAATGACTGCCAATAGTATTAACAATGGGATACCACAAAAAGTTATAGATGACGCTAAAAATCTCTATAAACAAGCGTCTGAAAAAAAAATATCTCGCGGCGACAATAAAGAAGGTCTTATAGCGTCGTGTATATATCATGCGTGTTTAATCAATAAAATTCCTAAAAGTTCAAAGGATATTGCGGCAATGTTCAATATATCGCATGTTACTTTAAATAAGGGCAATACACGATTTCAGACACTATTACAACTCAACGTATCTTCGCCAAATCCAATTGATTTCATATCTCAATATGGAAACAATTTAAACATGTCTATAAATGATATTAATAAATGTAAAGAACTAGTAAAATTAATAGAAGAAAACGAGATAATGAATGATAATTCTCCTACATCTTCTGCGGCGGGAATATTATATTATTATTCGAGCGTCAAGGGTCTAGGATATTCTAAAAAAACCTTTGCCAAAGCGTGTAATGTATCAGAAGTAACAATAATTAAATGTTATAAATTAATCAACATATATCATAGTTTCATTACAACCCATAAAAGCAATATATTCTCTTAAAGATTTATTATGTTATAATAGATGAATTATTATACTTATTTAGCATTTATAATTGCTTTTCTTTGGGGAATTTCCCCCGTATTATTTAAGTTTGTTCTCCAAAAAAATATACCGCCTTATATAATAATTTTTATTCAAGCGTCTGTTTATATATTTTCAAGTATAATATATATTATTCTATATGAAAATAATAACATTTATGAAGACTTGCGAGAAAATATAGAATATATACCATTTTTGGCGACAATATCATTCTTCTCCGTATATATTGCTAATATATTGTATATTTACGCTCTAGATAATAAAGCGAGTGTAAATATAATGTCTCTAATAGTATCTTTGGCGCCTGTTATAACCCTCATATCTTCATATCTAATATTACAAGAAATATTACCAATAAGAGTTTTATTCGGTTTTTTCATAATATTTATAGGTCTGTTGTGTGTATTTTTGCCTGTTTAGATATTATGCTGCGACCGCGGAGGATTCTAATATATTTTTTATAATTTCTAGTGCTCATTGCGATTCTATATAATATTCGTTATATATTCGTAAATATTAGATTATATATAATCCTTTTATATTGTAAATGCTATGACAAAAGATGATTTATTTACATCAATATGTAATGGGGATATACAAAATAGCATATTATTAAGTACGCAAATTATATTCGTAGACGACTCTTTTGATATATTAGAATTAATATATATAGATGTATGCGCATATATAGGTACTTTTATATATATAACAGATGTTGGAAAACTAATTGATATATATGAAGATATAGTGAATATGATAGATAGTGATAAGATAATAATTAAAAGTATTTATATAATTATAACTAAATTATGTATTTTATGCGATATTTACAATAAGCACCCAGTCGCTAAATGTGGTAATATGTCTATTACTACTTTAAAAAACAAGATATCCCATATTTTAAATGAAAATGATATGAAATTATCGCAAAATGGGATTATGCGATTTGATGGTATTTTGCCGCCGCATAATCACGAAAATTACAATACCGCTCTTGGAATTATAGCGATAATTATAAAAACTATTAAATCTACCGACGATTTATCGTGCGACGATATAAATAAACTAATAGATATTTCTAATAATTTGCGATTAATTATAGATTACGTGTTGCGAAAAAAATTGAGAATTGAAACAAAGTTTTATAGTAATGACGATGATATTTCGTGGTTTTTATGGGGGGTTTATAGCGTACTATATAAGGAGAAGATTTTTGATAATGCTTTCAAATTGTATAATCACGAATATAAAAAAAAATACAAGATTAAAAGACAGGGGTTATTATATACGCTAGGATTATTGTGTATATACGTCCATAAACAAGATATATCAAAAGGATGGACGAGTAAAGAACAGAATGTTATAGATAAAATAGACGAAATATCTATAAAATTATATAATGAAATACGAAAAGATTTAATTAGTAAAAATCCGGATTTATATGAAAAAACTATTAAACAAGGGCTTGAAGATAAAAATAAGGAAACAGACGGGCTCGAATATATAATGAATTATATACCAGAAGTAGATAGCGTGGCGACAAAAGACAACAAATGTAATTATTTTAAAGAACCTCCGCGCATAATAGACGCTTAAAATCACTCTTTCCTTATATCCCTCGCTCCTTATATCTATTATAGTTTTTAATTATATCTTGCTTTGAAATGCTTAAAGCGCCTACGTTGTTATCTTTATTATAATTAATGCTATTTAATTTAATTAGTAATTCTGAAATATTTTTGATATTTTTAGTTTTAATAAACCAATGTGTATTAATATTATCTGTATCTTCGCGTATTTTAACATGACCAATATTAGAACCTACGCGTCTAATAGATATATCAGAATCTTCTTTTTTAACAAATGAATACCATGGAGCGGGTATTAATTTTTTAGGAATTTTTCTTAATTTATCTTTGCGAACCCATATTTGAAAAACGGTTTTAATATTTTTACTTACACCAAAATATGTGAAAGAATTTTCCGGAAGTGTAATTTGATGTATTAGATGATAGTTTGGTGGAAAAGATTTTTGCTGACTAGATTTTTTAAAACTAATAGGTAGTATAAATGATACGCTCTTCGCTTCTAATATATTAGTGGCATGTTTTATAAATGCTATCGCCTGCGAAGATTTGATGCCAAACGGGGGATTACCTATTATATGAGTCGTAGTTTTTTTAGAATCTTCGATACGCAATTCTAAAAAATCCTTCTTAATAATCTCATTATTTTCAGGTTTTATATCATAAAATTTATAATTATTTGAGAGTTTTTTTATAATATTTATGAAAGACCCAGAACCGGCACTTGGTTCAATTATTAAATCATTTTTGTCTATATCTACATGCTTCTTAATAGCGTCATGACACTTATCGACAATATCTTTGTTTGTATAGAACTTATCAAGATTAATATGCCTCCCGGCCATCCCTTATTAATCTATTATCTATTGATTCTATCTATAAAAATATAAAAATATAAAAATATAAAAATATATATACACTATACATATCAATATACACTAAATCTATCCTATTTAATCGGTATTGACAAGCATGACTTCAAGTCGTTCCTTGTATTCACGAGTTTCCGTGTAAGACCTCCACTCATCTGCCAATTTGGAAACTTTTTCAATGCTTGAAAGTTCGGAGAACTCTTCGTTAATCCTAACATTTTCACGCATCCAAAACTCAGCATATATCTTGGCCTCTTGGTTAATCCTTTCCTTATTATCAATAAGATACTTGACATATTCTGCGGACATTATTCTAATACTGTTCTGTGTAAAACTTTGTAGATGCTGTTGTGCGGTTTGACGATAGTTTGACTTTTGACTGCGATGGTAATATTATATGTATTTTTTGGTGTCAATTTTTATCTAAAATATTTTAAATTCGAACATTTTATATTAAGAAATAATAAGGAATAATTACCGCATAAAATATATAAAGTTATTTTGATATTAAGATAATAAGAATATTAATAGGTAAGACAAGTATTTATGACGAAATACGAGCATACATATTTTACTTCAATTAATAGTTATGAGAAAGCGTATATGCTAGGTTTAATTATTTTTAATATTAAAGAGAATAGTTCTGATAAAATCATCGTTGAAATTGAATTAAAAATGGATAAAATAAAGGATACTGATACCGCACTATCATATAATATGTACAATAAACTAAATGAGATTGATAAGAAAAATTATAGTTATTACAAGAACGTCGATAAAATAATTGAGATTTTTAAGAAAATAGGAAAAGTACAATGTGATAATTTCAATATATTACAGATAACTATAGCGTCTCTATATATAATTAAAGATATCTTTGTTAAACATCTAGATCTATATTTGGTTAATATAAAATACTATGATTTATCTTTATTTATGAATACGATATGTAATACTGATAAAACACTATTAAATAATTTTATCAAAGCGTACATAGAGAAAAATGCCAGAATTTATAATAATTGTCTATATATTAAAATATATAATTATAATACATTGAAACAAATAACTGAAATTTATAATACTCCGCACAAGGTTCTAAAAGAAGAAGTAGATATCAAAGAAGATACTGTAAATGGAGAGAAAAAAGAACAATATGTTATAGAGTATAAAAATTCGAATATGATAGATTTTTTGGGGCAAATATATACTAATAGTGCCGATATAGATGAACTATATATTAATAACAGTATTTATAATTTTTTGAACAGCAACGATAACGATAACGATAACGAAAATCGACCTGTACTAAAAATCTATAAGGCCGACGCAGATGCCGTTGTTCCTTCAAAAAATAATTATTCAGATGCTGGATTAGATTTAACAATTATTAGAGAACACAAGGTATTAAATACAGATACTGTTTTGTATGATACAGGTATTAAACTAGAAATACCTAATGGATATTATGTAGAAATTGTGCCGCGGAGTTCAATAAGTCGCTCGGGATATGCGCTAGCAAATAGTATAGGAATAATAGATCAAGGATATACAGGAAATTTATATGTTGCTTTGAGAAAAGTTAATAATGACTGTGAAAATTTAGTGCTTCCTTATAAATGCTGCCAAATTATTATGAAAAAACAAATATATCCTAAAATTATAACTGAAGATTTAACCGAAGAACGTAAAGATAATATTCTTTCAACATCAAGAGGTTCTGGTGGTTTCGGTAGTACTGATGCGAATAAAGCGATATAGCGGCCCTCCAATTAAGCGTTTATAAATGTATCTTTATATATGTAATACATTTTAACAATGAAAAATGTGAAAACTATAATAACTAACATAATATGATTAATTAATATATAATTATTATCACATATGCTATTAATATTATAATAATCTATGTATTTAAACCATAGATTCCGAAGATAGTTATTATTACAATAGTTTAGAAATATAGCAATAATATTTTTCAATTCATCCGCTATAAAAGACATCATAATCGCGTAAAATAATTTTACAGCATTATAATGAAATATATATATATCATTTTTTTATTTAGATATTTTTAGATATATTAGTAATTTTATTATGTATTTCTTCGTATAGTTCGAGAGTATAATTTGCGAAGAAAATATTTTTAGAATATGCTTCATTACATATGAAAATATTATTATAGAGATTCCTAATTTTTTCTTTAACAATTATGTTGTTAATCCCTACATTCCACAGATATAGCGACGATTTTTTGATAGGATATACAATATTTAAATTATTTATTAGATGATTTTGTATATTATGTTCGTTAATAATATCATTATCATTATATATATTATTACAATCGATATTATATTTAGTAATACTATTTAATATTCTGCGATTATCTCTGCTAATAAATTTAAATCTCAATAAATTATCTTTTGATAAATTTAAA